GATAAACTTATTGTCCTTGCTGTAGTTAATTTGGGAGCAGAGGCTACACTAACGGTTACTTTATCATTTGTGGCATCTGGTGTTAGCGTTATGCCAGTTCCTGCTGTCAACTCTAAAGTATCCGTTTTTGAATCTGCAGCTATAGTTGTAGTACCTACTTTTATATTGCTAAAAGCATTTTGGTTTACTTCTGCACCCGCCTCAATTCCTGATAACTTTGTTTTTTCAGCACTTGTATAATCTTCTGTGCTAAGACCTTTTCCAGATATTTTGTCAACTTTTTTATTTAATTCAGTATTTACATAAGTTAGGTCAGCTTTACTAGTTACCGTATTCCAAGTGTTTTTTTCCGCATCACTGACAAATCTTTTAGTGGTAGTTTCAGTTATCATACTTGCAGGGTGTGTGCTAGGGTGGCTATATATAGTATCTTGAGCAGGAATACCAATCGCCACAATATCTGCCTTGGTGATTGCTCCTGTCTTACCATTAATAGTGGTTAAAGTATCTGTAAATTTTGCACCTGCTGGCACGTTTGACTCTACAGTTTTTCCATTTACTGTATCGGCGTTGGCTGCATTGTCTACTTTTACTTGCTTGATTGTTTCTTCATCAAAATCCCATTTATTATTCCATGCAGATTTCTCTGTATCAGTAACAAACCTATTATTACTATCCTGTGAAATTATATTTGGGGGATGATTGGTCGGATGAATATAATTGTTCGCATTTTCTTCAATATTAGATAGTTTAGTTTTCTCAGTTGCGGTAAAAACTTTATTTGTTGTACCATCAACTATAATGTCTGCTGAATGTGTTGCGGGATGTGTATAATTATTTGCTCCAGCTTCAATACCAGACAGTTTGGTTTTTTCTATTGCTGTAAATACCTTATTTGTTGTTCCGTCTACAATAATATCAGCCGAATGTGTTGAAGGGTGTTCATATACCGTATCGGTAAATTTTGCATTTACTGGCACATCTGTAAGTACACGTGAATTATCAACTTTATTGGCATCTAAAGTGTTAGTTTGTTGCCTAAGTTCATCAATAGCGCCTTGTACTGATGTGTCTTCATCATAGGGAATATCATTTGCTGTTAATTCTATATTACCATCTACCGCTACAATGTTATTTACTGTAGCAGGGTCGCCTTTCTCACCTTTTTCGCCAGGGTCGCCTTTCTCACCTTTTTCGCCAGGGTCGCCCTTCTCACCTTTTTCGCCAGGGTCGCCTTTCTCACCTTTTTCGCCAGGGTCGCCTTTCTCGCCTTTTTCGCCAGGGTCGCCCTTCTCACCTTTTTCGCCAGGGTCGCCTTTAGGACCTGAATCTTTTATTTCAACTACTACTTCCATTGAACTATCTTCTATGATTCCTATTATATTATTCATACGTCACCTCCGCATTAATAGTGAATTTTGAAGGTGGAATAATGGTCTTAACTTGTCCATTTGCCCTGTTAAGTTGTATATCATAATAGTAGATACCTGTTTTTAATTCTCGTGTGTCCTTTGGGAATATATTAATCAATGCAGCGCCTTCAGTAAATTCAGTTATAATCTTTTGTAGTATTTTTTCTTCTGTGTTGGTACTTCTCTTAACTGTAAAATATACAATATCACCTTCAACTAAAGGAATATCAACTCCACTTTCATTTCTACATGATACTTTTATTGCTTCACTATCTCCACGAATCATGGATATGTTGGTACCTTGTATTTTCATCTACTCACTTCAACCCCACTTTCGCAATTTCTGAATCTATTTTATTCTTCATTTCGATTACTATTGTTTTTTCTATTTTCCCTACATTTTCAGTTAACGAATCACTATTCCTTTTTAAGCGATTGTTTAATTAGTTGATTTACATACACGCTTGCACCCGCACATAATACACCTTGTGTTATTGCTGTGAATATAGCCATAAAAATATGTTGGTTACCTGTAATAGTTTCCGTTGCTAATATCCATAGTACAGATAAAGCTATACCAACTAAACCTAATGTAAGTGGAATAAACTTGTCCTTAATTAACAATGTACTTTTAATAGCAACCCCGATTAAATACAATACAGGTATTAAAACTAATAATTCTGGTTTAACAAATTCTTTTAATAATTCTATGTCCATTTTATCTCTCCTTTTCTATTTTTGGTTTTTCGGTTGGTAAATCTAAAATTTCCTCATACAATTTATCAATCACGCCATTTTGTCCTAAACCGTGATATTGTGTATACATATTCTTAATATTGTCTTTTGCGTAAATAGGGCAATATTCTTTTTCTAACCAGTGATTATATTCTTTAATAATCTCGTTTCTAAGCAATGCCTGTACACCTTTTTCAACCGCTTCTGAACGTTTAAATTTCTTTTTAATCCATATAGTCAACGCTCCAAAAGCACTAATTATCCCACCAAATAATGTCTTAATCCAATATTCTTTTATCCATTCATCCATAGACCACCCCATTGTTTAACGTCGTAGAGACAGAATAAAAAAGAGCAATATTTTATACTGCTCTTTCGCCCCTCTTAAATTATTGATTTTACTAATCTATTTATTTCTCTCGCAAACATATCGCTGTCAACTTCATCTTCCATGATGTTACGTTCGATATTAACCAATCTGTCAATTTTAACTTCTTTTCGATTGTCATAAGCATTTGATGTTGATGTTTTGTTAAATGTTGTACTGCCTTTTAAGAAGTTTAATAAACCTTCCATCTTCAAAGATAAATCCGGAGTTAAAATCATTTCTCCTTTCTTCGCAATGAGTTTTCCGTCACTAAGCACCTTTCCGCCATCATGGAATTTAGGTAAATTGCTTACATATCTCATTGCATCCTCATAATTACTTGCATTAAGGATGTCGGCTACAGTTTGTCCTTTACCGCCTAACCCTCTTAGTTGATTATAATATTGAGTAGCCTTTTGAGCAGCAGAAGCATCACCTTCAGTCCATTGTTTTTTAAGGCTTAATATCGCCTTAGCTGCTTGATAAATCTGTGCATTAATTGAATTTCTTGAGTCTAACTTATCAATCGAACCACCTAAACTACCTGTAAAACTATCAAACATATCATAGTTTCCAGAAGATAAAGCACCCTGTAAAGGTACTAAATAATTATTAACCCATTCCTGGTAAGCTTCTTTTGACATTGCACCCGCTAAAGCTACTATATTTGTGCTATGAGTATCGAATGCCTTTTCAATCTGTTTATAAGACTTTTCCCATTTCTTTTTTTCTTCTTCGGCCACTCTTTCAACTTCGTCTATTTCATCGTCTAATACGTCAATTTTATCCTGTAAGCTTTGTTTCTGCTTTTCAAGCTCGTGCTTATACTTTTCTTCTTCAATCTGTTCCTGAATTTCAATGACCTTTTTCCTTGCTTCTTCGGAAGTTCGAACGCTCCAATATTTAAGCTCGTCTTGCAAACCTTGCATTGTCTGTTTATAACTTCGCTCGTTATCTTTTCTGTCAAGCAAGTCTAATTGTTCTTGAATAGCTTTCTTTTCATCTTCAAGGTTTTCTTTCTTCCGTTTAGCTTCTTCGTCAATTAAGTCAATTCTTTCATTATAAGCATCTTTAATTTTTCTCTGTTCTTCTGAAAGCAATTGTTTGTAAAGGTTAAATAGATTTTCAACTCTATTTTGCTCATCTGCAAGAGATTCGGCTTTTACGGAATAAAGTTCTCTGTAAGCTTCTATTTGCTGTTCAACGCTATAAACACCTAATTTTGCTAAATGTTGAATATTTCTTTCTTCAAGCTTGTAACTGTTTTTCTTTTCGTCAAGTAACTTTTGTTCAGCAGTATAAATACGCTTGTTAATATCCATTAATTCGTCAGCAGTATTAACATGGTTAGCCTTGATTTCATACAGCATTTTGAGTTCATCTTCAAGAGTTAGTTCGTTAATGTATCGCTTGTAATCAAGCACTTTTAAAGCGTTCTCTAAAGCTGTGTTTCTGTAACTTCCGCTTGATGCTTTGCCTGTTCCTGTGCTTGTTCCGCTTGGAGTGGTTGGAACATAATCATTTCCACCTACTTTAGAAGATGTTTCAGTTACCTTATTCATCCAACCTTCTAATTCTGCGTCTAAACCTTCTAATAAACCAGCGTATTCAGCTTCCATTGTCTTTAAAGAATTCAAGGTATCGTAAGCCTTATTGATATCCATTTTAGCGTCAGTAATTCCGTATTTCTTTCTTATAGCATTTTCTTTAATCGTTAAAGTTCGCTTACTATAGCCTTTTTCTCTTAATGCGTCAATTTCAGCTTGTGCATTTAATTCTGCTTGTGTTTGTTTGCCTTGTGATGCATATATTTCACCTTGCGTTTCCCTGATTTGTTTTCTTACTTTTTCAAGCTCAATTTCCTGTTCAACATAAGCATTTGCAGTAGCTTGCATCTTAGCTTTATATGCTTGCGCTAAAGCTTGTTCTCTTAAAGCTGCAATATTGTCATAAATAGCAGTAGTATTTCCGATAATCTTGCCAGTCTGTTCATCAATTGCCAAACTTAAATTTGGGAAAATATTATTTAATTGGTCTACAACAACTTTTAGCTGTTCTTTTTCAGCGACATTTAATTCTTCTTTTTGAGTTAGTTCTTCTAACTTTTCAGCTAATATTTCGGCAGTTTTAGCCTCGCCAAGCATACTATTTTTGGTTTCTTCGATTGCTTTTATTGCGGATTCATAACTTTTAGTTAGCTTGTCTTTGCGTTCGGTAAAATCTCTAACTACTGTATCTGTATTTTTTAAATTGTTTGCATATAAGGAAATCGCAGCTATGACACTTGGAATAATAACAAGCAATTTAGTCCATCCGGGCAATAAAGCTCCAGCACCTAATAATAAATTCTTATCAGTAAACAATCCGCTAATAGCTTTTATCGAACCGATAACAGCAATTAATTCCAAAGCAGTTGTCAATAATGCTTTCATTTCATCATCAACGCCCGCAATTGCACTTGTAACATTTGTTCCTGCGTCAACGATATCTTTCAGTAAGTCTAATAATCCAGCGTCGCCTAAAGCGACAGCTAATTGTTCAGCAGAAGTTTTCAATGACTGATATTTCTTTTCAAGGGTGTCCATGGTTCTTTCGTTTTCAGCCATTGAATAGCCTGCTGCGTCAGTTAATCCATTTAGCACTTCTTGAGCATTTGACATTCTGTTAATCATACCGATAAAGTAATTTCTTCTGTGAACACCTGCGGAAGATTGAGAAACATCTCTTCTTTGTAAATCATTCCATTCTTCTTGTAATCCTAAAGATACAGCTAATTCCTCGTTGAATAAACCCGCTTCATCGGCAGAAGCCACAAAGCCATCTTGAATTTCTGCACTTGAAGTTTTCCATTTTGCAGATATGTCTCTAAATATGTCCATTGCATTTCTGAAATTATCAGCTTCGTCTTTAACTGCTATTCCTAATCTACCAAGAGTATTGATTGAAGTATCTCTTGCAATATAGCTCAGAATGCTGTTTAAAGCATTTCCTACCTCACGTCCCGTTCTACCGCTTGCTTCACGCATAACAGTTAATAATGAGATGGTTTCATCTAATGTCATGTTCATATTTCTTGCAGCACCACTTGACCGCAATAAACCGTCCACTAAATCTTGACTTGTAATAGAGTAGTTATCAGCAGTAAGATTGATTTTATCCATTACTAAAGCCAATTCTTCGGCTTGTAATTGCCATTGTGCCATAATACCAATCATTGATTCAGTTGCATTTTTAGCATCTAATTCGGCAGTATTTAAAGCCAACAGGGAAGTCTTTGCAAGTTCTAAACTGTCTGCAACATTGTAACCCGATTGCGCCCATCTTAATGCTATCTGTTGGACTGTTTCAAATGATTGTCCATAGTCCACGCCTAATTGCAGAAGTTCATCTCGATAGTTTTCAAATACAAAAGTGCTATCTTCCATAACTCTCGCAATCTCTATCATGCCCATTTCAACGTCTTTGATAGTTGTAATGGCTTCTTTAGCACCTTTTAGAGAGCCAAATATCAAGCCACCTGTCAAAAACCATGATATCCTTCTTTGAAATTGACTATCCATAATACTGTATTCCTTGCCAACATCCTGAACTGTCTTAATGTGGTCTTTAGCTGCTTTTGTAGCAGGCGTAAAACTTTGTGCTATACCTGTTCCTACTTTGGTAGATTGAGATTGAATTGTCTTAAATGCGTGTCCGTATTGGTCTACTATTTGTTTGTTATTTACAATCCCAAGTTGCGATGAAAACGTGGCATTTATATCTTTGGCAGTTTGAATAGCGATGCCTTTCATGCCTTTCAACTGATTGTTCAAGCTTTGAATCGACTGTTCGAAATGTTTTGTTGATAAAATCGCCTTTGAATAATCTAAATCTAATGACTGAATTATTCGTACGGCGGCTTGGTCATTCATATAATCACCACCATTTTAAATCCCACTAAACATATTCGCCATAGCTGCAAATTGACTTACTTTTGGCGGTTCATCTGTTTGTGGGGTAGTAGGGGATTGAGAATCGCCTGTAGGCAACCCTAATTTTATTGATATATTTTCACCGGCTCCATCCAAGATAGCCATAATTTGAGGAATAGTTCTTCTTGCAATTTCTTCATAGTGCATTCCTGTATGATACAGCACTCTTGAATAGATTTTCCCCCAGTCAGGAGGCTTGTTGTCATCGTCTTTAAGCAGTTTTATTAATTGCTCAACGTCCATATCAAAAGAAAAAGCAAGTTTCCTTTTAACACACTCATTTTTAAGTTCATCAAAAGTCAACTTGCTATATTTATCCTCGCTATCACTGGAGGGAGCCGTAGCTATCCCGATATATCACACAGCTTTTTCATAAATTCTTTTAAGTCAACTATATCCCAACCTTCATTCATAGCTGTTTCAAGGTTTATAGGATTGTCTTTTTCATCTAAACAATATCCTGTAAGCCATCTGTCAACTTTCTTTCTTCGGTCAGGATTAGTAATATTAAACAATTGAGAACCTATGCTTAATTCATCACTCATAAATTCTTCAATATCCTTTAAAGCTATTGGTTTTACTTTGTATTTCTTATCTTTTACAATTAAAAAATCTCCGCTCCCCAACATTACTGATAGGGGAGTAGGAGAGGTTTTTGTTTCTTTAGCCATTTATTTTTACCTCCAAGGTTTTATTTGTAAATTATTTCTTATGGTTCTGGTTCAGTGGGTTCTTCTGCTTCTTCTTCTTCTTCAGTGGGAGCTTCAATAGGAACAGCCATATAGTCAACAGCCTTATTAGTTCCTCTTGGTTTCAATACTGTAAATGTAATAGTTACAGGGGTTGGAGTTCCGCCTTGCTGTGGAGGATTGATATTTCCTAATACTTTACACTTATCAACAGTAGTTGCAACTTCATAAAGAGTTTCATCTTCGCCTTGTGCTTCACCTACGATAACCAATTGATAAGCAGGTCTAACAGGATTTTTCGGCAGTCCAAAATTAGTTACATTGCTTGCAGAATAGTAATAAGTTACAAATAAAGCTTTACCAGCATCATCTTTATGGAAAGTCAATTTATTACTCGCTAACACATACTTTCCAACAGCAGGAGTCGTTGTCTCTTTTGTAAGTGCTTTATTGTGAATATCTACAACAATAACACCGTCAGCAGTAGGAGTATGTTTTAAGGTTACTTCATAAGGAGTAGTTTCGGGTACTATAATCTCTTCATCAATTACAGGGAAATCAGCAGTTGCTAATACTTTCGATTCGTCACCCATAATAAAAGCATAAAGTTCAGTAGGCATATATCCTAATTGAACAGCTATTGTCGCTTCAATTCCTGTATCAAGGTTAGCAGCGTCCCATAAACTATTACCATCTTCAATTGGAGTTCCATTGATACTAATATTAGGAGTTATTTGCTGAACAACACCCATTCTTGATAAAGATTTCTCCATTGTTGGAACGCCATTTACATATTGTTTTAATAAAATCTTACCAGCTTTGTTAAATACTATTGGTTGCATATAAACACTTCCTTTCTTCTTTCAAAATTCTAAACATTTCTGTAAAATTGGTATCTGCTTCCTGCACAAAAAAAGCCATCCGCAGTGGATAGCTCGCCTAATTGTCCTTCAAATTCAAGATACCTATTATTAACCTTTTTTCTTTGCAAGAGTTCAAATATTCTTGCTTGTATGTCATATGCTTTGTAGTCATATGAATATGGTACGTGACAGTCAATTTGTATTAATTCTTCATGGACAACAATGTTTCTCGTTTTTCTTGCGGGTAAAAAGAATATGCAAAGCCTAATTTCATTTGTTGCTAAATCACTGAATTTACTTCGCTTTATAATTCTTTTAGCCTTGTCAACAGGAGCTGCATTCGTTAGTCCCATGAGTTCTAATATTTTACTGTCATTAATTAAAATTCTTTGTACTTCCGTGAGGTCTTTGGAGGGATTGAACATTTTAATCACCTCTTATCAGTTATTATAAATCTGCCAAAGTTAAACATTGCAATGGTTTCTTTAATCAGCCTTTGCATACGACCGTTTTTCATCCAACGCACTGCATTTTGTATCGCATAAGATGGGGGAGTGGGGGCATATTTACCGCCTTTTTGTTCCAAGTCATAGCCAGCCTTTGGAGAACGACTTACTTTTTCATTTCCGAATATATCTGTATAAGGTATGCCAGCTTGTCTTGAACGAATTTTATTATCGCCTCTTGCGGGGTTCCATAAAGAAACTATTTTTATAGTCAGCTAAAGCAGGATTGCTCTCGTCCATTAATGAGCCAGTACCGTAGGAATCCATAGCGGCAAAAGCACCGCCAACAATAGAAACACTTATCACATTAGCAATATCTGTTATATCTCCGTCAGTTAAACTTTCTCTACCTTCTGGGGTATTCATTCGCTGTTTAGCTTCGTTTAAAAGTTCTTGTTGTAGTTGCTTCATAGTAAACATTAACTCTTGTTTTAAAGCCAAAATACAGCTTTGGCTGTCGAATTTAATTGACATATTAATCAGCCCTTAAATCTATTTTGAGTTGTATTCTTGAAATTCCTTTAAGTCCAATATCATCAATCGAAATAACCTCATATTTTTCGCCATTAAAAGTAAACCTATCAAGCAATTCAACGCCTAAAGACTTTGGTACTTGTAAAGTGTATTTTGTGCCTTCTAACAATCCCGGGTCTTGTTGAATCATTCTATAAGTGATTACTTCGCCATAAGCGGGAATATCAGAATTAATTGTTTCCCAATCCATTACAACATTAAGATTTTCGTCAATAGTTTCCTCGTACCTTTGATGTTGAACGATAGTATTACACTTCGCACAATAGAATTCTAATTCTTTACTTGCAAGGTCATAATTGACCGTTTGAACAATGTAATTATCATTATTGATAGTTAATGCCTCGCCACTCTTTAAATCGCTCTCAAGGGGAATTAAGCCCTCAAAGAACGCTTCACGAACGCCTACATTATAGACAGAATTTGTTGACCGCTTAATTGAAACTTTAGTTTGAAAAGGAGTAGGTCGTTGAATCGTGCAATCCATTCCTTTTGATTTTAAGAATTTTTTAGCATAACTCAAATCTACCAACCCCTTTTCGGATAAGTAACTATAAAGCTGTTAAATGTAGGAATACTATTAGGAGCAATTTCTTCAAGAATTTTACCAATAAATCTGTTTCTATCTTCTTCAAATTCAGCTTTTCTTTTGTTCCAATCGCTTCCTAATTCATAACTACCATGCGGACCTGTTTCTTTCTTAGGTAATCTTGCACCCATTGAAGGACACAAGAGTATGCAACATTCAAGCACAACAGCATATTCAAGGTAAACTCTTAAATCGCCATCTAAAGTAGCATAATCAGATATTTTCTCGATTATATTTGCTTCTGCAAGCGTGATAATATCTGGTGAGTTCAATAAATCATCGGGAAGATAGGCATCATCGACACCCATCTTATCCCTAATTCTTTTTTCCCAATAATCGTTTTTCAATATCCTATTCGTAATCATAGGGGTGTCACCCCCTATTATTCAAGTGTCATTATTGCAGACGACTTCTTAAGTATTTTTCTGAAACCGCTATTTTCGGAAACTGTCATTATCTTAGTTTGGTTCTTAATGAATGTATCAGCTTCGTTGATAGTTGAACCAAGTTCGAATATTTCCTCAATTGCAGACTCTCTGTTTAATCCGTAAAGAGGCACTTTGCCACCGATTTTTTCAACATGAGGGCTATACAATAATGTAACATTTGTTACAAGATTTTGCGGCAATGTAACAGCAACATTTAATCCATTTGCAAGCAAAGCGTCCATTTTGGAAGCAACATCTCCAGCAGGATATAACACTTCAAGTATTTGCAATAATCCATCTTCGTTAGAAACTACTGTATTGCAAGCTCTTGGATAGAATTTCAACAGGAATTTTATCCATGCAGTTCTTGTCAATGAAGCAGAAAATGCACTATCAAGGTCTTTTGCTTTGTAGCTTGTAGCAGCATTATTGTTTCCGTCACCATCTTTTATAACTGATAAAATTTCAGCTACTTTGTTGTCAGCAGCTTGTACGCCTATTTCTTGTAAATGAATATTGAATACATCTAAAGTCATTCTTCTTAATGCTTCGTAGGAAGCTTCGATTGCACGACCATATTTGTAGATGTTGATTGCAGATTCACCAAGTTTTAACTTAGCAACAGGCAATTCAGCAGCTTCGGTTATACGTTTCATTTGAGTTGCTTTCTTGTTGTTAGCGTCGTCTAAATCTAAA